CCTCACCAAAACATCTTCTTCCATAATGCGCTGGCATCTCTCCATATTCTGTTTCTAGTCGTATTCCTTCAAGATCAGTAAAATAACCAAAATCATCAATTTTATGACTTGCTTCATTAGGAACAGGCGCAAATTCATTGTTAGCATTGCATTGTGGGCATCTAGCTTTTATTGGTTCACCAGATCCATAATCACCTGATGCTTCTATCTCTGGATTAAATAAATCACCATCAGGACAATGTCTGCTTATATTTTCAGCATAATCTAATATCAAACAATCATCTTTATTGTTATCAATACGCAATCCTCTGCCAATTATTTGTTGAAGCAAACTAACTGACTCGGTAGCTCTTAAAATAGCTATTAAATCAACGTGTACACAATCAAAACCAGTGGTTAAGACTGACACATTGACTAAATATTTAAGCTCCCTAGATTTGAATTTTCGCAGTATTTCTTCTCGTTCCTTCTTTGGTGTTTCACCAGTTACTATGCAAGATAAACTTGGTGGTAAAGACTGCATAACCTCGTGAGCATGTTGCACTGTCGCAGAGAAAATCATTACACCTTGCCTATCTATTGCTTGCGATACAATATCGCCTACAATCGCACTGGTGAGCCTTCCTTGACCATGATAGGCTCTATCAACGTCTGCCTTTGAAAACTTACCCATGCTATTAAGCTGCATATCTAATGTTTCATAATGACCTGAATTAATTGCACCAATGACAGGCTGTGTTAAATATCCTTGTTGTATTAAATCTCTAGCGTAAACAGTAAACACTCTTGCACTAAAATAAGGATCTTTTGCTTTTTCATCACCATAAGCATTTCCATGTTCATCCATTCTGTATATATAACCATCACCAAGACGGTATGGCGTTGCTGACAAACCTATGACCCTAAGATTAGGATTACAGGCAACTAAAGATTCAATAATACTTTTTACTGTTGGTGTTATGCGATGTGCTTCATCCAGTACAACAGCACAAAATTTAGAACCAAATCTGTGTATTTTATTCTTGACGCTAACAGGTGTGCCAAAAACTACTGGATGTTTTAAACATGTTTCACCAACACTTGCGCTAAACAAACTGCATTGATTACCAGTATCTCTATATTTTTCTGCATTTTGTTCTAACAGTTCTTTTGATGGGACAAGACACAATATATGTTTACCACTACTAACTTGGTGTAATGTATTTGCTATTGCTGCTACAATTAAAGACTTGCCACTCCCTGTTGGCAATTCTAATACGCACGGATCAGTACATTTCTTTATCCAATCTATAGCTGCATCATGTGCTTGTTGTTGGTAAGGACGGAGTTTCATAATCATTAATTACTTAGTTCAATACGTTTAAAAAAAGAATACCATTTTGATGGCTTTGCTGTATTGCCAAGCGTTAATAAACCATGATCGTTTTTTAAAATAGCTATTGCTATAGCTTTGTATGATGGAGCTAAGTTATTTTTCATTAATTCAACAGGAACTTCATCAGGAATATCTATTGGATAACCCTGTTCTTTCCATTTATTAATATAATCTTGTATTTTCCCAATCATTTAATTTTATCCTTGCTGCATTGTTTGCTTCTATTTTTTGATAATCATTTAATAAAAAGAAGCCACTTTTAAATGTGCTTGGTATTTTATTTGCCAAACACATTGATGACTGCCCAAGCCAAGCTATTCTATTTATACTTGGATTAGATAAAAAATGCTCTGAAGAATATTTCCATGTTTTTATTACTTCATCCATTGAATAATTAAACAACTCAATATCTGATAAAAAAATTGCATATTCTTCTTTGCACTGTTCTTTTGTTTTTCCATCAGGTGGAATAGTGCTATAAAATCCTGCTTTATAGCACTCCCATAGCCACCAAGGATGATAAATCCTAAGCCCATTCTTCTTCATCTGCTTCCCAACTATCAGAAAAACTACGATTTTGAAATAAAGCAGCAACGCCAGTTATTTGTTTTAATCTTAATAGCTCATCAACGCTCATTCCAATATGTTTACATATCCAGAAATCTCCTTTCCCCATTTCAACAAGCTCAGAAACTATAGTACTCATTAATTCAATATTATGAGATCCTCTAGCTCTGTTATGTCTGATAGTAGATGCCATTCTGTCGCCAAGTTCTTTTTTAATTACAACAATTGGCAGCATGTTATTTTCACGCTCTCTTATGCGCTCACTATTTTTCATTGTTAAATAGCGGTGAAAACCATCTACTACAATGTAAATGTCTTTTGTATCATCATAATAAGTAACAATTGGCTGCGTATATCCATCTTCCCATATTGATGTTTCTAATAAAGCCATTTCAGGTGGAGCAACTGCATTAGGGTTGTAATCATTTGCAGTTACTTGGCTAAATGGAACGCAAAGTACGTTATAAACTGGAGATTTAAATGTCATATGAATTATCCTTATTGTGGACTTCAAGTCCTGTTAATGGAGGGTTAAATACGCATAGCAGCTCTACTGTAGAAAAAGCTATAAATGAATGCGGATCATTGTTATCAAGAACGTACATTGTGCCAGGCAATATCCTATGCTTTTCTCCTGTATTTTTATTTGTAATACACCCATGTCCTTTTATGCAATAACAAGCTTCAAGATGATTTTTATAATGCCAATTTTGCTCTCCATTTGGAGGTATTATTGTATTTGTTACAGAAAACCCCATATTGTCTTTTTCAAGCAAAAACCTTCTGCTTAAAAAACCTCCTTTTGGGCATTTAACTTCTCTTTCTGTTCCTTTTAATTCATGCAATTTAATTATTTTCATAATTTTTTATATTTTTCCATAATATTACGTTGTCGCAATGCTTGTTCTTTTGTTGGAGCAAATCCCATGTATTTACAGGTATGATCATTTTTTAAAATAGTAATTGCAAATCGTTTCCATGAGGCAATTTCACTATTATTATTTTTTATGTCATCAGTATGGTCTGGGTATTTTTTAATTATCACTCTAATTTTGTCTTTCCTTCCATGAGGAGTTAATCCGTTTTCTTTTATCTTTATACGGTTACTCTCTCTTAGTTGTTTTAAAGTGCTGTCTGATACGGTTTGCCCAACTCTACCCCAGTATTTTATAGATTGAACAAACCGCATTTTAAAATTTATAGAAACTTCCTCCGGTAAAGTTGCTAATAAAAATTTAACAAATGACTTCCATGTGTGGCCTTCTGGAAGTTTAAAAGTATTGTAATTAAGTTGTTTTCCATAAGTTGCTATAAAATTAGCACCTTGTACTCTGGCACATAATTTAGCCCATGTATGAGGATCAATAACTCGATACAAGCCTAAACTAGATTTAGACTCAGACATAAATGGAGACGCAACCCTCATTCTATGAACTGGAATACCTGCTTTATAAAAAATATCGTAAAGTTTGTTGTAATCCCAATCATATATATAATTAGCCGTCCAAACATCTTCTGTTCTCCAATCATAAATGGGGTAACAATTATAAGAATGTTCAGTATTCTTTTTTGTCCACATTTGACCGCCTAATGTTTCCTTGCGTTGATTCATAATTGCTCTAAACCTGTTTAAACTTTCAACAGTTCTAATTCCAATTAAATTTGCGCAAGTTTTGCCTTGTGAATACCATTCTGAAAATCCATCCCAGAATTTATCGTATGGCATATCTTCTTCAAAAAATGGAAAATTATGATTTTCAAAATTAACAATGTAATCTTGTTTTGGCATAGGACGTATCCATCTTTCTTTATCTCTATTACCCCAGCATTGCCATTCAACTGCATACGAACTTATTGTGCAAGGAAGCGTTATTGGCAAACAACACCAATAAATTTCAAGCAAATCTCTATTTGAATCAAGTATTCTGTGCATAAACTCTACAGACAATTCATAATTTGCTTCATTGTCTAAAATTTGAATACCTATTTTTTTTGTTATTCCTTTTTCCCTCATATATTTCAAAACAAAATTAAGCATTACTCCAGAATCTTTGCCACCTGAAAATGAAATATATATTCTTTCAAAATTATTAAATATAAAATCTAATCTTTCTACGCCTGCATCCCAAACATTCTTATTTCTGTTATAAGTTCTCATGTCAATCTCCAATAACTAATAGGATCACCAGTGTAGTCGGCAAGGTCAACATCAGGCAGAAGTTCTTTAACTGCTTTGGCGTAAGATATAGAACCAGCTTTGGTAACTTTAGTTAGTTTGTGACCATTAATTTCACTATCCTTACCATCTGCTAACTTAACTATTTCATCCAACAATCTTTTCTTTTCTGCTTCAAGCTCTTTTATTTGCTCTGCTAACATTAAATAGCGATCAACTTGTCCTTCGCACCTAACTTGTTGGCGTTTTTCTTCAAGATACTTTTTTGCCTGCGGTAGTTCACGCTCAACAAGATATTCATTGTAGAAGTCTTTTAATTTTGGTAAATATTCTTCAATAGCTAATGGATTAAATTGCACTGTTTCAAGCATGTAACCGTGTGCAGACCATTGGTAAAAATGACACCATTGGCGACCAGTAACAAATAATTGGATTTGTATCTGTAACCAGTAATGCGTTTGGTAGTCTATGCTTTTAAATTCTGGTGGGTTCTTGTCACGCAACCCATATGGGCATTTAATCTCTATCAATAAATTGTCCCCAATCAAACCGTCTGGTGATGCTCCAAGCCAATCTTCAAAAGTATGAAAACCAGTTTCTACGACTTTTGTATTAAACTTCAATTCGTAATCAGCTAAAGCATTGGGTTCGTTATACGTTCCATAGCTAGTCGCAACATTACCGGTAAACTCACTTGGGTAGCCATGATATTGACGCACCATATTACGCATAACATCTTCTGGCTTCATGAATGGTGAAAATCCTAGAATTGCACCGACATTACTTCCAGTTACACGACCATTTCTTTTTTTAAACCATTCTTCTGTTCTTTGTTGTTCCATTGTTATTTACTCTTATAGTTGTAGTTATGCACATCCTTGTGCGTTTGGTTATTTACCAGGGTATTGAATCAATATCAACTACACTTGGTTCTGCTGATTTTTCTTCTTTAACTTGTGTAGCACCTTTGCGTGGAGCTACAGAAGCCACCCAATTACCAGTTCTACCTTCTAAATCCCATACCATTACTTTTATCAACATTGGTTTATGGAGTAATGCTTTAGCCATTGCAGTATCATTTGGTGATTCATTAGATTGTGCTAACTTGCCACCACAATTTGCATCAATAGCAGCTAACATCTTTTTAGCTTTGTCTGATTTTTTAGTATCAGGATCAAATACACGCACCTTTTGGAATATCTTACGTCCTTTATAAATAGCAGGTTCAGCTATTACCCAGCGTATGCTTATGTATTCATCACCTTGATATTCAGCTAATCCTGCCTCGTCAATCATAGCCAAACAAGTTGTATTGTCTGGTATGTTTTCAATCATGCCACCAGAAGTGAATTCACCATTAGTAGTAATTTCTTGGTTATCGCTTGTAGTCCAAAAGTTTGCCATTGTTTATGCTCCGATGCTTGGGATTAAATTTAAAAGTGGATTAGTTCCGTTTACAACCAATAAGTCCTCGCTAATTCCATAGCGGTTCTTTGATATATTTGCAGCGGAGGCGTATGTTACCAGTATTCTAGTACCGTCACTGATTGCTTTCTTTCGCTCACCATCACCAAAGGTATGAGTTTCTAGCTTAAGATAGCCCACCAAATCTGTATTATCAGTATAATGACTTACAGACTTCTTCTGCATACGGATGTTGTATCTCGTGTACGGGTCTTGGTCTGGCAACTCTATTGTTTCTGTTTCACTATGTGCTATGAACACAATGTTCATGCCCTTAGTTTCATTAAGTATGCCAGCAGCTTTGCGAACCCTGCCATGCAAACTTGACAACGCTTGGAAGCCAGCACCATAACCTCCAAGTGCTTGGGCAATCGTTCTGGGCTTTTTAGGATCAGTATAAACAATGTGATTTGTGAACAAATTATCAAGCTGAGTGACACTATCAATAACCAATGTTTTATAACATTGGTCTTCCTTGATTAATGCAGTTAGTTGTTCCCACAACATATCAACATTGCTTAGAAGAGGGAACGCATCAGGTCTTGTTGCTGTTGGTATGGCTTGTAAACCATCTTCAGCTCTGATAAATATAGGTTTTGGAAATGTTGAAGCTAAACTGGTTTTACCCAATCCTGCATCGCCAGTTATAGTGCAGATAATCGAACGATCATCTGGTTTTGCAATAGAGCTTAATATGCTCATGGTATTTCTCCTTACGGTTAAAAATCTTTTTCTCTAATTCCGTTGCACATTTTACCGATATAAATTAGAATTGCAATACCTAAACAAATATTTTTTTAAACAAGAGGAAAAAAACAATGCTAACACCTGAAGAAATCAAAGCTAAATTAATACATCCTTCTTTTAACCTGTCTTATTTATCAAGGGAAGTAGGAATCGGATATATGACGCTGTGGAAACTTGCTCATGGGAAATTAAAAGTAATTCCTTATGATTTAGTCAAAAAATTAAGTGACTATTTCAATGCTGCCTGAGTTATGCGATGCAATTAGAGCTGTAGGTTATGAACCACCTTCTAGCATAGCGGTTGGTAAGGTAACAAGATTCTCCACCAATGGTAAGCGCAACGATAGGTCAGGTTGGGTTCATGTATTCGATGATGGAAAAGGCGCAGTATTTGGTTGTTGGCGCAGTGGAGAGCAACACCAATGGTTTGAAAAACGTGATTATGTTCCTGATATACATGAGCAGGAAGCTATGCGCCAGCAGTTTGAAGAAGCTAAACGTAAAGCAATCGCTGAACGTGATGCTGCTTATTCTATAGCTGCAAAAGAGGCTCAGGTATTATTTGATAATGCAGTTCAAGTAGTAAGCCATGATTATCTTACTAACAAGGGCATACGTCCAAATATGGCTCGTGTGTTTGGCGGTAAACTTATCATACCTGTATATGGTTCAGATGGAGAAATTCAGTCAGTACAATCAATTTTTAGTGATGGAGCAAAGAGATTTCACTCTGGCGGTAAGATGGCTGGAGGTCATTGCTGGATAGGAGATCCGATTGCATCTGAAACTTTATTAATAGCAGAAGGATTTGCAACTGCGGATAGTTTACACCAAGCCACCAATCTTGCTGTCTGTATAGCATTTAACGCTGGAAATCTTAAGCCAGTAACACAAATGATTGCAAGCCGGTACATTGGCAAGAAAATAGTTATTTGTGCAGACAATGACAGTTCTGGTATTGGCATGAGCAAAGCAAAAGAATGTGGCGTTGATATTGTATTGCC